TGATGTTCTTGGAGACGCTGTTAGTACTGCCGCTAGGATAGAAAGCAAATGTAAAGAGTACGGGTGCTTATTGCTTGTGGGCGAAAATACTTATAACGAAACATCTGATGAATTCTTTTATCTTAAAGTAGACGACTTAGCAGTAAAAGGTAAGAGTGTAGGGATTACTATATACACGGTATTAAGCACATGGGACTATGCTTGGGAAAGCACAAACTGGCCTGCCATACAACCACAGCACGATAAAATGCACGAGTGCTATCGTAATCAAAGTTTTGATATGGCAATACATTTTTGCAAACAACTTAAAGGTGAGTTTGATGGTAAAATGAATGCGTATTATGACATGTGGATTGAGCGTTGCGAATTCCAAAAAACTCAAGACCTACCAGAAGATTGGAACGGTGTATTTATAGCAACAAGCAAATAGTATGATAAAATATAACGAAATTAAAAAAGAAAATATAAGTTACAATCCATGGGAACATATTCTTATTGACGACTTTGTTGATCCTTATTATATAAAAAGAGTATATACCAGTTATGCAGGAGACATGCAAATTTTGCAACAGTTTAAAGAATTTAATAGTGTTAGTTCGCATCCTGTACAAGAAATTATTTCTGCTTATGATGAAATTTTATTAGATAAAATTAATTTATTGTGGAATACTAAATGCACACAAATGACAATATGTACAAATATGTTTGACAACCAGTCTGAGCTTCCTCCACACAACGATTATAATTATGATGGTAAATTTGCTATTCCTGTTCGAGGCATTCTATATGTAGATCCGGAGAAGATTTTTGGCACACAGATGCATACTGTAGAAGACGATGAAGGTTTTGAAGTCGGTGGAAATCCGGGACAATTATTATTATTTCCGGTATCACCGGTATCTTTTCACAGTGCAGGAGTGAACGTTAAAGCCCACCGTAGATTTACAGTTAACTTTTTCTTTGCAACTGACGACTATTCTTCGTTGTAGTCCCATAGTTTTACATTTTTAAATGTGTCATAATAAAACCTAAAATCTTTTATGGTAGTTTTAGCATGAACTAATTCTAACGGGATATTTTTTGTGTTGTGAACAATAGGATAATAATATCTTTTTACGATACGTTCTAATTTAGCAATATCTTTAGCAAGAGCATCTAAAATAATATTATTATAAGATGTATCAGTCACAAGACTTTTCAACCAAACATGATGTTCATTGGTCGGGTTGTAACTTCGCATGATTTCTCTAGTCTCATAATACAACGCTCTTACAGGATTTATGTTGTTCCTGTATTTTGTTTGCAAATTAGCAAACTTAAAACTATCTTTTTCAGTAGCCAAAGAAGACATTGTCTTAAAGTATTCATTTCGCAATGTAACTTTAAGTTTTTCTATATTTGTTTGTATTTGACTGTAATAATCTTCTAGTAACTTGTCTGCAATTTTTTTATATTTAGGCGGAAGTTTATTAATATAGATTGTTTTAATTTCCTCTATATCGTAAACGCCTTCTAAAATTGTGTGTGGAATAGTTTTAGTTCGCTGATACTTGTCGAGCTCGTTCTGTATTCGCAAGACGTTGAAATCTATTATTTCTCCGTTGCTCATACTATTATTTATTCGTTATGAATGTCGAGTATAGTGTGCAGTTTTTCGGTGCCACCGTTCTTGTTTAGTGTTATGTGAGCACCATTGTGAAGAGGTTTTGGCCATTGTCCTATATTAACCCATGCATATCCTGCACTTTCTCCGTTTAATTTAGGAGGCATGAACTCTTCTTCTACTACATATACAAAACTGTAGTAATAAAAGTTTTTATCTTTACTTTGATAAACATCTATTGGATTTAATTTTTGTAATTCGGGCACTAACCCTATTTCTTCGTCTAATTCTCTGATAATACATTCATAGGGTGTTTCGCCCTTATCAATAAGGCCGCCCCAAAATCCCCAAGTATGATTAAATTTTTTATCTGAGTCACGTAGTTGTAACATACACCTTCCGGTGTCCTTGGCTAAAAATACTACGCCTGCCGCTGTTACTGTCATTAAAAAGAAATTCTCCAAAACCCAGGACGATATACACCTTCATGGCTACTAATCCAACTAGAACCGTCCCATTTGTACTGTTTATTAGTATATGAATTTGTCACATACTGATTAGTACTTATGGCACTAGCATCAAATGCTACGGTCCAATTGGTTCCGTTGTATTCTATAATATCGCCTTCTCCTGCATCAATGCCCCAATTGGGCCATGCATCTGCATCGAGGGTTTCGGTAATTAAATATCGTTGTCCGATATCTGCATTGTCTAAAGTTCCATCACCCGGATGGTTTGCTCTAGGATCAATAATTTTTATTATATCGTCTAAGGTATTAGACGGAAGTGTATCAGTGTCTAAATTAAAAATTAGTTTAGTAGGATCTATAGGATTTACTGTTACTCGACCAGTAATTAAATTTAAATCTGAATCGCTGTCAGGTGATATATTTAATTTAAGTTTGCTAGTTTCTGATAACGAACCTTGCATTTCTATAAGATCGCTCCAGTTTTGTCCTCTATCAGCATTATCCAATAGTACTGCATTTGCGCCGTCTATTTGTAAATGATAATCGTTTGGTGTAACAACTATTTCTGCAGTATCGTCTATGTCGCCAAAGAAATCGTAATACGCATTATCAAAATTTAAACCATCTAAAGATTTTACACTATGAACATCAGCAATAATTGTTTGTATAATACTTTGCTTTTTCACTTTTGCTGGAGGACTAATCCAAATAGGAACTGCAAATTGCAAATTAGCAATATCTAATGTTTCATCTACACCAGCAGGAACACTCCTACTGCTCCATTGAATATCTGTGAGTTCGAGCTCGAATACACTGGTCCAATCTAGAGGATTATCGTTTTGCTGTAATTGTAGACTGGGATTAAACAGTACAAATATTTGTTCTAAAATTTGTAATTTGGTATCAGTATTCGTAGTCCAGATATCAACACTTATGGTCATGTTATAGGGAACTGGCATATATCGCTGTGTGGTATACAAGTTTCCTTGATTGCTAGTGTATGCTTTTGCTTCTTTATCCCACTCTCTTTCAGCAACTTGCCTAGTATCAACTAGATAAGGTTCATGTGTTCTGTCTCTTGCTACTTGTACACTGCCTATTGTAACACTTATAAAAGGCGCACTGTTAATAACGTTTTCGCTGTTACCTCTTAAAATGCTTGCAACCATTCTGCTGATATCGCCATAACGTGCAGGCACACGATTAAGTTTTACACCGTTCTTTGTATTTTCTTTTACTTTGAAATGAGAGAAAACTCGAATAATCTGTAACAAATATCTTTTTATCTGCTCGTCATACCAGTAATCTAAATTTTTGCCTGCCATTAGTTATCTGTCCTAGGTTTTACAACCTTGCTTAAATTTGTTTTTTCGTTAATTGTTTCGCCGTCTTCTAGTGAAACAAGATTGTCATTATTAATAAAGCCTGTTAAAATTCTATTTGCCGCGGCCCAAGTTCCTCTAGAATCATCTTCAACTTTTAACCAACGATTTCCGCTCTTTTGAAAAAGTCGATTTGGTGAAAAATCTGTACGCAAAAAGTAATCACCGTTGTTAACACCGTTTATAGGGAATGTTTCTCCACTGCCCACAATACTTACACCATTAGGCGGAAGACCGTCGCCACCACCAAAACCGATGCCTGCTTTTCCTTTAGCATTTTCATCAACGTATAAATGTGCCTTTGATCTAGTTTGTGTGTCAAACGGCACATCATTTTCTGCTTGTTCTAATAATTTATCGTTAATTGTAATTTCATCTGCGTATGTGCTGATGAGATTTCTGAGGTCCCCTTCTTCTTCGCCAGTACCGAGTATATCTCTGTATTCTTGACTGTCGCTTATAGGTCCTAATTTGACACGCCATAAGTGAGGCCACCAACGGGGATCATAACCTTCTGCTGGTCTGCTACCATCTGTAACTACATAAAATCTGTTTATTGCTTCGTCACTGCCTAATAACAGGTCGTCTCTTAAATGTGGTAATTCTAGTACATCGCCAGGCATAAGTTTACGCCCTATTGCTTCAACCATGCTCTCAATATGAAAGTTCATAAAAAGAGTATCATTTGCCAAGAACATACCGAATTGTGTTAAATCAAACGAATCATTGTCGCCTAAATTATATTGCCCACGTAATTCGTATATGTTTGTGTCGTACTTGCGGTCTCTGTTCTCTAAAAACAGTACATCTTGTATATATGTTTCTCCACCACCTGCACCACCTGGTCTTGTAGGATCTCCGGTTACTTCTGTATCCTGTATACCTATATATTTGTGTACATGTACGCCGGTTCCACCTGCGTAGAGATGCTCTCCAACTATTCTATCTATAAAGTTGAAGTCATTAGTTTTTGTTGGATTCCATAAACTTAATTTGCCCATACTACTATTTATCGCTTTCTACAATGGTGTAAACAAGTAATGCAATACTTCACATCATTATCCATATTTCCTTGTATGCCACTCGGCATAGTTTTTTGAAAAAAGTCACTGTTTAGCACATCATAAATGGAATTATCTGTTGAAACTATTAAACTTTCTTTTACAGGGTCTACCATTTCTCGGCATTGCTCATCGCCCATAATGTATGTTGAACCTATATAACAACAGGGCAATATAGTACCATCAGAATCAATATAAATCTCCTGTCTGTTATTATTAGTACTTACAACACATTCAACATCTATATTAGTACCGTTTACATTACACCAGTTTTCTTTATTATATACACCCGGCTTTAGCCCTTCATCTTTGTGTACTTGTTTACGGCTAGTTGATACTAAAATTTTATTTTCTTTGTCAAAAGGTTCAATTTCATAGTCTAAATTAGCCACATCGTCTACAATTTTGTAAACAGGCAATCTTTTTACTTGCTCTTTGTATTCACTGTCAACTGTCATTGCATCTATAGTTTCAAATCCAAAAGGTTCACGCAGTATGAGATCAATGTTATTTTTCTTGCAAAAGTATTCTATGATAGGCAAGTCTTTCATATTATGAGCAAACTTGTTGAACTCCCATTTTGCAGGTGCTTTTGTTCCCACATACGCTTGTAAATTTTCAAATAATTTACTCCACTTAACATTTCTACGATATATGTGATTAGTTTCTTCCCAACCGTCTATGCTCCATACAACACTTGAGTATGTTCCTTTGAATCTTTCACCTATGCTTTTCCAAAATTTAGGATTTCTTGCTCCACCATTTGTTCTAACTTCTATAAATGCTTTAGGATTGCAATCTAGAATATAATCTAAAATTTCAAATAGTTCTTGTGCTGATGCTGGATCGCCTTTTGTGCCACAAAAATTCCATGTTCTAATATTTGAAATAAACTCTTTGCCTAGTAACTTAAAATATTCTAACCCTAATTCTTGATTTTTTACATAAGGCATTTCAAAACTGCCACTAAAAGTTCTAGGACATGCTGGACATAATGCATTGCATCGATCGGTTACTTCTATGTGAACACTATTAACATGACTTTTGTACATGCTGATATTTATCGTAAAATTATTAAGTGTGTATTTAACTCCGATAAATATTTATATGAAATTATACACTAACGGCTGTAGTTTTACCCACGGACACAAAGATTATGATGATAATCATAGATGTTCTTTTGCATGGCCCCACCAACTAGAAGATAAATTTGATCTAGTAGTAAATGAAGCATGGCGCGGTTCTAGTAACTATCGCACTATTAGACGTTCTATGGAATACCTCAGTAATATCGATGATCCAGAAAATTGGGTAGTGGTTATTCAGTGGACTGATTATACTAGATTCGAATGGTTTGTACCCAATATAGGTTATGTACAACAACACCCACATCGAAGTGTATTCGACGATAGAATGCAACACTTAGACGAAGATAATATAAAATTCATTAAAGCAAAAGATCCATCAATATTTCATATTCATAATATTTTTAGCGAAGAAGATATATTAATGAAACAAATGCATTATACTCTAACACTGCAAGAGTTTTTGAAAAAAAGAAAGTTTGCTAAAGTGATCTACGGGTGTATGTTTCCTCATAATTGTGCCCCATGGCACATTTTAAAATATAGGCATAATGATGATTTAATTAAACACAATAGTTTTGCAGACGAAACACTAAATTTAGACTTTTTAAAAATGTTAGCAAACGAAATAGACACAAGTAATTATCTAGATTTATCATTTAGTGAAATAGCAAATAATCATGTAGAATCTGAAGATGACCGACATCCAAATAAGGTAGGACATGCTTTAATTGCAAGATATATATTAAAAGAAATAGAAAGTCGATTCGGAGAGGTGGCTGAGTGGTCGAAAGCGGCACCCTGCTAAGGTGTTATACGGGTAACTGTATCGAGGGTTCGAATCCCTCTCTCTCCGCCAGAACACACATACTAAGAGGAAGTAGTATCATGGGAAACAAGAGGAATTACGCCCCCGAGCAAGTAAAACAGTTACAGGGTTCGGTAAAAATTGAACACACATTGGCTAAAAACGGTGCTAAAAAATTCAGAGAATTACTAGCAACAAAGCCATACATCAACACGTTTGGAGCATATAATGGGCAACAGGCTGTACAACACGTTAAAGCGGGACTTGACGCTATATATCTATCAGGATGGCAAGTCGCGGCTTCTGCTAATTCACAAAATGAGACTTACCCTGATCAGAGTCTATATGCGGTCGATTCCGTTCCTAATGTGGTGCGTAGCATTAACAATGCGTTCCGCAGACAAGATCAAATCGATGTGCTTGAAGGCGGACAAGGCTTTAACTTCGCACCAATCATTGCTGATGCAGAAGCAGGGTTCGGCGGCGCACTCAACGCATACGAGCTCGCAAGAAATTTAATCGAAGCAGGAGCGGCGGCAGTGCATTTCGAAGATCAACTTGCAAGCGAAAAGAAGTGCGGCCACCTAGGTGGCAAAGTACTTATTCCTACAAGTCAAGCAATTAGAAATTTAAATGCGGCAAGACTTGCCAGTGATGTTGCAGAAACCGACACAGTGATTATTGCTCGTACAGATGCAGAAAGTGCAAAACTGTTAAGCAATGATGTTGATGATTTAGATAAAAGATTTTGCACAGGCAATAGAACACCAGAAGGTTTTTATGAGATTAATGGTGGAATGGAATATGGTGCAGAACGAGGACAGGCGTATGCAGAGTATGCAGATTTGATTTGGTGTGAAACCAGTACACCAAGCCTCAAAGAAGCAAAATATTTTGCTGATGCAGTAAGAGGAGCATATCCTGATCAAATGTTAGCATACAACTGTTCTCCAAGTTTTAATTGGAGACAAAGTATTCCTAGCAGTGAAGAACTCAAAGAGTTTCAGCATGAACTCGGAAAACTAGGATTTAAATTTCAATTTATTACGCTTGCTGGATTTCATGCCACAAACTATGCTGTATTTGATTTTGCAAAACAGTACAGAGAAAACGGTATGCTTGCCTTCAGCGATTTACAAGAAAAAGAGTTTAGAGCACAAGTAGACGGATTTACCACAGTTAAACATCAAAGAGAAGTTGGTGTTGGATACTTTGATGCAATTAGCGAAGCAGTAGGTGCAAGCAGTGTAGCCGCACTTAAAGACAGTACGGAGACAGCACAATTTTAATTTATGTATAACATCTATTATTTACAAGACCATTGCCAATCTGATCTATTAAAAAATTTAAATCAGGTATACTTGCCTTTGGAAACTATTTGCCAATTGAACAAATTTGGCCAAATCTCTCACAATGTTATTAGTGACGGAGATGTATCTAAACTTGTAGACGGGGATGTTA